GAGCCGAACAAAGAGCACGAGGAGTGCGTGACATCCAAGAAGAATCTAAGCTACGTCAGTTAGGTTTATTAGGTCAATACGGTGCAGACATTAGGTCAACCTTAGAGGATCCAAGAATGGCACAGTTAGCCGGTTTAGATTTAGCCGAAGCTGAAAGATTAACACAAGAAGCTGCGGCTCCATTGTCTGGTGAAAGAGCAAGGACAGCTGAACAAGATGCTTTGAGTCTAGCAGTACGCCAAGGTCGAGGAAGAGGTCAAGGAGCTATCGCACAAGCTGTTCTAGGAAGAACTGCCGCTAAGACAGCATTTGAAGAACAAGCTGGTAGAGCACGTCAAAGAGCTTTACAATCAGCTAGTCAAGCCGCTGTTGATCCATTTAAATTTATGTTTGGTGCACCTTCTATAGAAGAACGTCAGTTCTTAGAAGCTGGACTTGGACCACAAGTAACAGACCCCGGACAAGCTTACAACATAGGTTCCGCCGAGGACTTGAGAAAAGCACAAGCTATCTTAGGAGAAGGACTAGCAAAAGCTCAAGGAACTGCGGCAAGTGGACAGATACTAGGCAATATGTTTGGTTCAATCGGAAGTACTTTAGGTAATATGAACTTCGGACAACCTACATCTATGATTTCTGGAGCTCAAATTGGCTCTTATGGTCAAAACTTATTAAATCAAGCCGGACAAATACAAGGTCAATTAGATTCATTTAGTAACATCAGTCCTTTTGGAGGTCAAATTCCACAAAAATTACCATTCGGAGGATATACATTTCCATAATTATGCTTAGAGGATCATCACCAATTAGACTATCTCAACTTGATATAAGCCCCGCGATTCAAGCTGGGGCTTTGGAGCAACAAGCTGCTGTAAACTTAGCTGGTAGCATTAATGAAGCTGTCAAGGATTTTACCGATAAGCAAGAAGAAAAGAAGCAGAAGAAAATGACTATCGCTGCTTTAGAAGAGCTTGTTCCCGGAATGAGCAAAGAGTTTTATACAGCCGCAGCTGGAAACAAAGATTTACAAAGCAGTCTAATTGATGCACAAGTTGCTAGAAAAAAAGCTGAAGATCAAAGAATAGCTCAAGGTGCTTACTATTTATCTCAGTTCCCACAAGAACAAAGAAAAGATATAGCTGAAGAGTTAGGTTTACCTCTTCCTCCAGAGCCAGAAGTTTTGCCATTTGATATAGAGGGATTTGAAACTAGAATTACTGGAGCTGGAAACAAAAAATTAGCAGAACAATTAGAAGCAATCAAACAGAATCCAGATAATCCTCAAAATGCAACAGCATTAGAGTTATTAGGAATGCCAGCAGATGCTATACCTTCTTACTTGGAATCACTTAAAGCCGCACGAACTGAAGAGTTGGTTACACCTACTCCTACACCTACGGAACAAGTGGTATCAGAGGTTCCAACAGAGCAAACAGTTGGAGATGTAGTAACTCAAGAGGTATCTGAATTACCAAGTAATGTAGCTGGTCTTCCAGTTGATACAATAGCATTCTTATTAAATTTATTAAATAGACCAGAAAGCACACAATTTAAAACACAATTTTCACCGGACGCACCAATTGAACCAACTTTAGGAAGTGAACAACTTAGAAAATTAGGTCCAAGTATTCAAGAAAATATACTTGTACCAACTTTAAAAGCACTTGGTTTTATTGAAAGGTAGCAATGGCATTAGATTTAGAATATTTAAGGCAATATAAGAGTCAAACAAGTCAGCCTACTGGAGGTCCGACTTTAGACTTAGATTACTTGAGAAAAAAAAGAGAAGAGGAAGAACCTTCTTTGGCTAAAATAGGTGCTGGATTTGTTACAGATATTGCTATATCAGAAACAGCTAGACTAGGTGGTGCAGCTACTGGAGCAGCTATAGGTACAGCTTTTGCCCCCGGAGTAGGTACAGCTATCGGAGCTGGCATTGGATACGTTGTAGGTGCATTAGGTGGTGGTGCTATGGGTTCTAGGATACGCCAAAATATAATAGATCCAAATGCTGAGTTAGACCAAGGTCAAATGGTAGCAGATGCTTTGATAAATCTTATACCGGGAGTCGGAGTTGGTAAATCCGTAGTAAAAGGTATAGCTTCTCAAGCAGCAATCGGTGCTGGTATCTCTGGTGGAGCTCAAGTAGTAGAAGCTATTGTAAATAAAGAAGAACTTCCTACTTTAGAAGATTTAACAAAAGCTGGTATAACCGGAGCTGTTCTCGGTGGAGGATTAGGACTCACTGGAAAAGCATTTGAAAAAGCGTATACTAAGTTTGCCGGTATGCCCACTCGTAATCTGACTGAAGCATTTCGCCGAGGTGATCCAGATGCTAAGATAATTGTAGATGGAGTAGAGAAAACATCAAAAGAGTTCTCTGATGAAGTAGCTAAAAGATACCAAGATATTGGAATCAATATCAGAGAGAAGTACGATGATGAATTTATTAGAGCTAAGTTATTGCAAGATATATCTGCTGGTGGTCAGCTAAAAACTAAAGGTGGTAAACTGAAGGTTACTTCAGATGAAATGGATTACTACCTACAAAGAAGATTAGCTGAAGGAAAGATTGATTCAAAACTTCAAAGAGTAGAAGACGAAATAAATTTAGATGCTGCATTTTTATTAAACAAATCAGATGAAATAGGGAAAACTACATCTGAGTTATCAAAAGGCATCAATGATTATTTGTACGCTAAACACGCAGTTGCTTACAATAAGGCTAACCGTTTGAAGTTCGGCGGAGATGGAGCCGCTGGCATATCTACTAAAGAAGCTAAATCTATCATTAGTAAATTTGAAGATAGTGGATTAGATAAAACACTAAAGAACTCTATTGATAACAGAAAGAAACTTTCTAGGGAAATATTAGATACTCTTGAAGAAGGTGGATTAATATCAAAGAAAGAAGCGGATAGATTGCGTAAAGAGTTTCCGGACTACGTGCCATTGAATCGCATAATGGATACTGATGATGTAGCCAATACTCAAAAGATTTTAACCTCTAGTTCTACTAGATACGAAACACTACAAAGCGGTGTACGTAGAGCATTTGGTTCAGAGAGAGAAGTATCAGATATAGCACAGAATATCGTAGATAATCTAGGTGGTGCAGTTCGCCGAGCTGAAGTTAATAAAGCTAATCTAGCTTTTGTTAAGTTACTTAGATCCAATACAGATACTGCTAAAAACTTAGGAATAAAAGTACGAGAGCCTAAGATTGTAGGAACTCAAGTAATAAAAGATATGTCCGAAGAAGCTCAGTTAGCTAGATCATTAGGAAAGAAACCTAAATCACAAAAGGTTCCTATCTACGAAAGAGCTGACAGAAATGTACTTACAGTTTTTGAAGACGGCAAAAGATTATTTGTTGAGTTCGATGATCCTACATTAGCTAGAACATTCAAGGGTTCAGATAAGAGAGAGTTGAACTCAATTCTTAAAGGTTTGTACGGAATGAATAGATTCCTTGGCGGTATGTACACTAGATTATCGCCGGAGTTCGTTATACCTAATTTGTTCCGTGACCGTTCTGAAGCTCTTGTAAATAATCTAGCTAAGATGAAGGGACTACAAGCACTCAAGACTCTTAATCCCATTGAAGATATGAGAGTTATCCGCCGAAATCTATTCGGAGGAAAGGCTGATAGTCCAAGACAACAGCAGTTGGATTCTTTGTACAAGCAATTTAAACAAGACGGAGGTAGTACTGGTGGACTAGGATTGGACACAGTTAAAGACATTGAGAAAAGAATGGATGAATTATCTAAGAAGCTCAATGCACCCACTAAGACTAAAGTAAAAGCTTTGAATGATTTGATTAATAACATCAATGAAATTGTTGAGGATTCTACTCGATTTGCTACGTATAGAAATGGATTAGCTTCTGGTATGACTAGAGATCAAGCTGCATTTGCTGCTCGTAACAGTTCTTTCGATCCTAAATTAAAGGGTAGAGAAGGAGATGCACTAAAAGCAATATACTTATTCTCTAATCCAGCTATTCAAGGTGCCAAAAACTTCTTGAGAAGTATGAAGAATCCAAAGGTTGCGGCTACTGTCGGTGGTGGATTGATAGCTGTTACTACAGCTTTAGATAAGTATAACTCAATGATAGATGAGGACTATCGTCAAAAGATTCCAAAGTGGAAACTTGATAAGCACTTAACTATCGTAAGAGGAAAGAATGAAGATGGTTCATTAGATTATCTTTCTATTCCTATTGGTTACTCTATGGTTCCATTTAAGATGGCTGCGGATTTAACTCAACGTATTGCTAGGCAAGATGGAGAACTTGATAACGTTAAAGAGGTTGCTGCTAGTTTTGGTCAAGCGATGATAGATTCGTATAATCCTATGGGAGGCTCTCCAGTTCCGACTATCCTAAGACCTATGACTGAGTTAGCTCAGAATAAAGATGGATTAGGTAGAGACATCAGACCTACTTGGTTGGAAACCAAAAACATTAGTGCAACTGAACAGATATTTCCTTGGACTGCCGATACTCAAGGCGGCGAGTTAGCTATGTCAATGGCTGATCAATTAAAAGATATGGGATACGAAGTATCTCCAGAGAATCTATTGTACTTATATCAGACTTATACTGGAGGTCCCGGTCAAACAGTAAAAAGATTGTTGGATCTAACTTCTAAAATGTACAAAAACGAAAAAATAAATCGAGGAGATGTACCAATCCTTAGAAGATTTTACGGTAGAACTTTCACTGATGTATTCGAGAAAAGAACTGGTGACAGATCCATTATAGAGAACTTAGAGAAACAAGAAAATACAGAATCAGCTAAAGCAAGTAGAATAGCTTCTCAAATACTAAGAAGATATAATGAAGCATCTCAATTTGATAAGCAGTTTGTTCTTATAGAGCAACTATCTAGACCAGATGTAAATGATGCGGTTCGACGAAGAGTACAAACTAAGTTAGATGAAAAAGCAAAAGGATTAACTTCTATAGATAGACAAGCAAAGAATTTAACAGTAGCTAAGAGAGCCGAGTACTTTAAGGAAAAAATAAATACCTTACCTTCGTCTCAAGTACAGCTATATATACAAGACCAAATTGAAAAAGGTGTAATGACACCGAGAGTTCTTGAGGTGATGAGAGACACAGAGTCATTCAAACAATTCTTTGGCAGATAAAAAAGCCCCCACCGGAAAACAAATAAAACGGTGAGGGCTAGTAGATAACAGTTAACTTATAAACCTAATACAGAACTAAGACATATTAGAAAGTAATTCTTTGAGGTGCTTCTTCTGATCTTGTAACTCCTTTCGGCGTTCTTCAAGAGCTTCTATGCGGTAAGATATTTGACGTGACTCCATACGGATCATATCAATTCTGGTTTGTAGTCTTTCTGTATTTTCACTCATTATCTTTTAGTTATTTGTAGGCTTAGTGTAAAGTTCAAGAACCCTACTGATAGCCAAATTATTCTGTCCCCTTTGAGTCCGTCCACTTCTACGAAGATAGAAGGAATGATATAGATTTCGGGCACCTTGAATATATGTAATCTCATAAATGTAAAATAGTTGCGTCCTTTGCCGAGAGGTACCCTATTGGTTTCTCCGACTTCCCTTGTTTGGTGAACTCTGTGGAGTTCGGTAATAGTTTCGTAGTCCATTTAAAATCATAATCCTTTCTAGTTAATTTGCTGATGTTGTAAAGATAAACAGTTTTGTTTACTTCCGTCAAGAAAATAAAATCCTTTTTGAGATTTTTTGCTATCTCCATATTGGAGTTGTATTTAATAGCTTCTATGAACCACGGATCCCAAGCTTGAGATCTGCACTTCACTTCGATAATGTATTTGTCGCACTCAAAATCGAATGGACTGAACTGGTCTTCCGGTTCTTGCAGAGTACCTAGTTCGGGGTAGAGTTTTTCGAGTCCTCTTGCGACTGCTCTTTCTTTATTCTTCATAAATTAAAGATGTAGGCGGCGAAAGGGAATATGATTAACCCACCGCCGTCTTAATAGGCGGACTACCTACATCAAAGTATTATATAAACAGACCTTTATTAGTGTAGAACTTGAACTTACCTTTCACGTCTCTCTCTCCTTCTCTGTTCTTCGCTACGTTGTACTTCATACTGATATATGATCCTAATCCGTCAAGTCTTTTCGATGCTTCTACGTCATCATTTTCTGCCCACATAAGAATGATTACATCCGCATCGTTTTCAATATCACCAGAATCCTTAAGGTCGTAGATAGCTAGACCACCTTCTCGGCGAGCTCCCTCTCTATTTACTTGAGAAAGGAGTAGAACTCCTACCTCTAACTCAAGAGCTAGTTGCTTGATAGTATGAGAGATGTTAGCTATAGCATCGTTCTTACTTTGATTACTTGTGCTGAAAGGAATAAGTTGTAGATAATCAATCACTAAAAGTTTTACGCCGTATCTGCGTACCATAGTTCTAGCGTGCGAGCAAAGCTCTCCAATGTTCTTTATGCTGTGCACTGTATAGATGGGCATATCCTTTAGGCTATCGCATCCTTCCCTAATCTTTTTCATCTTGTCATCAGCAATTACTTTGTCCTTAATTTGCCGTAGGTTCGCCCCGGATTTACAAGTGAGGATACGTTTAAGAACTTGCTTCCTAGGCATCTCTAGGCTAAATACGCCGCATCCTATGCCATCTTTATAGGCTGATCTAGCTACAATATTTATAGCTAACTGGGATTTACCGCAAGAAGTAGGAGCAGAGATAACCACAACCTCTCCAGCTCCAATCCCTCCGTTCCCTAACTTGTCGTCAAGGTGCGGAAGGTGAGTCTTGATTACGTCCTCTTTCCATTCGCCGGATAACTGCTGCTCGAACTCCATCTGAAGTTCGTCAATAGCAGAATTGATAGTCATATCAAAACCAGTACTAGTCTCTAAGTCCAGAAGGTTGCCCTCTACATCTGCACGAATACTATCAGTACTATCTGATTCGTCCTCGGCTTTCTCAAGAGCAACCTTAAAAGTTCTTATCATCTTCCGAAGGTTTGATTTCTCCTTTACTACATTGGCACAGTTCTGAGCATCTAAAGTAGTGGTGTGCTTGTTCAATAAAGTTTCAATCATTGTCATCCCGTCAACGTCCTCAAAGGTAGAGGAACGTTTAAGCTCCTCTACTAATGAGATTTCGTTTAAGGGTTCGCCTTTCTTGGCGAGTGAACTGACACTTTGAAAAACTAAGTTATGTCTGTAAAGATAAAAGTCATCTGCATTTATCTTGTGTGCGATGCTATCGAAGAAGTCAGAAGTGTCATCCGCTAGGCACTTCGCAAGGACTCTCTCCTCGGCATCCACATTCTTCGGTATCTTTAATTCGTTTTCTTCCATCATCTATTTGTTCTTTCATTATGCTCAGACACTGTCCTAAATATCTGAGGTGATTCTTTTTTTCGATTTCGATTTTGTTTTCAGTTGCCTCTCTTTGTAGGTGCAAAGCTAGGTCAACTCCGTCATATAGATTGTTGAGAAGTTTATTAGTCATAGAGTACTATCATATCATTAAAGTCCATTTTTAGTTTTGTATATCATTTAATTCTGGTGGTAACTTGTTGTCCTCGATGGCTTTAAGTGTCCATAGCCAACAAGACATATTCCAAAGCACTGCTCCGAAGTGATCTTCAGTAGTATCATTGTCTCTGCATTGCATAAGATGTCTGTACGCCGCATCGCAGTATCTTGAGGTAGGAATACCCTTCCTCCAATTATCAGCTCCGTACTTAGTAGCTCCGTCCTCGAAGCGTTTAGCCATAGCCATAATTGCACAAGTGGGTATCATACTAGGCATACCTTTGCCCTTCATAGAGTCTCGAACCGCCCCCGTATCGAAGGCGGTCCTAGCTCCAGAATCCGGTAAAGTATCAGACATTAGAAGGGATCTTCTTCAGCTGCTACTGCTTCTTTCTTAGTCTGCTTTTGGGCTTCAGATACAGATAAGGAGAAGTATTTACCTACTTTATCGCTTGTCTTTACCCAAGCGGCTAATTGATAGTCAGTGCCATCAACGTTTACAGTGCCACGAAAGTCTGGTTGACGTTCGTTTTCTTTATCATTTTTGAATAATGCACCCTTGTTCGTATTATCGTATTTACTCATAATTATATATTATAAAATTACATTAGTCCATCAAAGGCATCTGTCTTTTGAACTGCCTTTGTTGGTGTCTTAGATTTAGCAACGGCTTTCGGTTGGGATTTGCCGTGATCATTAGTAGCGTCCGGATCTTTTGTATCATCGATACATAGTAATCCATTGAGAGCGTACTTACGAGCGTAAGAACTAGCGGAGCCAGTAATCTGTGCATCGTCCATACCTTTCTTTACTTCTGCTTCACGAGCAAAAGCGGTAGTCTCAACTGAGTTATCGTGTTCAGTATCAGAGATGCGAGCCGTAGCTTTTACGTATACACGTCCGCCGATCTCAACAACTTCATCTTGGACTGTCAAAACGCACTGCCATTCGGCGAGTAATGGTTTGACTGCTTCTAGTATATCTTCGGCTGATCTGTATTTATATCCGCCGAACTTATTAGTTTGCCCCTTAGGAGCCTTAAGGGATGATTGAATCCCTTGGAGTTTTTGTCTGATATTTTTAGTCATATTTTCCTTTCAGTATTTTTTTGTATAAATCTGTTCTCTCTTTTGCGTTGGAACATTTCGAGATGTCGTCTCTGTTTGTGCCAAATTTTAAGAGGATGTCAAGCTGTAAATCCTTACTGAGTGAATAAAATCTTTTGTACAGTTGGCGGAAACCCTCTGGGTGAATGATGTGAGTGTCCTCTTGTTCAAGGTACGAAGCCATATTACGTAGGATAGTGGGCAGAGAAGCCTTCTTAGCGTCACGAGAAAGCCTCTTAAAGGCGTTTTCTATTCTTCCTAGTAGTACGTTACCTTCTGAGGATACAACGCCCCTTACAAAGCCACTGGTGTGATTGTGATCTACCACCCAATTTGAGGTTTTGTACTCAACAAGTGGGCACTTTTTTGGTTTGTTCTTTTCCCTCCAATCTCCGAGCTTATTCTGAGGTAGGTATTTCATTTACTTCTAGTATTTGAATTTTAGCTCCCTTCTTGGTTGTGCCGTATCCATCTTTACTTGGTTTAGTAGGACAAATGTATTTGATTGCTTGAGCTTTATCATTTGCCCACTTCACTTGGTATCCTCGATAGTCTGGGTGCATATCAAAATGCTTGTAGATAATCTCGTATTTATTCATAGTACCCTTTTGATAAGTGTTTCAAATGCTTTAGCAGCAGTCTGTGGTACTACTCCATTTCCGAGAAGTCGAAGTCTGTCCACCCTATTGGAAGACCCATTAGTTGCTCCACCCAATCGGGGTTTAGCTTCAACGACACGAGGGGCTTCCCATTCGTATTGTTCTTCATTAGGTCTCGCTGGGTATTTTCCCCAACTGCATCCGGAAGAAGATTCCTCGGTTTGTTCTCTTGGCTTTCCTTTGAATACGCTCCCTTCCAATCTCTCGATGTCGGTGTCGGATAATTCTGATTGTGCATTCCGTGAACTTGTTCCCCCAAGTTGTGCTTGCCCCGATCTGTCATCGCTGCTCGACTGTCTTGTTCCTTTGGAGTACCCCAATTCTTCGCATCCTTGTATGCCTTCACACAAGTTGGGTCCACTTGTTCTCTTAGATTCGCCGGATTGTTCCTCCCCTTTCGTGCAGTCATTGCTTGCTTCTGAGTTGCTTCGTAGCTCCTCGGCGGAAGAACATCCATTGTATTCGGAGTTGCCCAAGATGCTTGATGTATTACCGCATCCCTCAGTTTCGCTCCGTACTTCGTTCCGTTCTCCCTCGTTGCTGAGAATCCCTTCTCGTTCATCTCTACATTCTTCGCTACTCCGCCCTCTACGCAGCCCGCTACTGATGGTGTCGGATACGCCAAGGATAAAGACTCTTTTTCTCTGATGTGGGAAGCCGACTTCACTCGCTGAGAATATTCCAGCCGTTGCTTTGTAACCCAATCCTTCCAATGTTCTGAGGACATATCTGAGAACTGATTCTCCATCTGTGGTTTTTGCTGAGATGATTCCTTCGACATTTTCGAGGAAAACAATTCTAGGTTGGCACTCTCTGATTCCTTCTGCGATGTAAGGGAAGAGGTGTCTTGGGTCCTCTGTAGCTTTTCTAGCTCCAGCTTGAGAGAATGGTTGGCAAGGGAATCCTCCAGATAGTATGTCCACTTCTCCACGAAATTTTCCGTATGGGAAGGTCTTAAGGTTTGTATAGATAGGTGCTGCATCCAATTGTTGCGTTTCCATCTTGTTAACCAAGTTCGCAATTGCGAAGGCTTCGATCTCCACATAAGCGATTTCTCGGACATTTGGCAGAACTCTTCTAAGTCCTTTTCCGATTCCTTCGTATCCAGTACAGAGACTGAGGTGAGTGATTGTATTTCTTTTGGTAGTATCCACATTATTTCTTTCTATTTTTTTTAGGTTTAGGTGTCATTCTCTCCGTCCAATATATTTTGGCGGCGAGCTTTGCACATTCAAAGTAGTGATTGAACTCATCGTCCGACCATTCGTAGTGGTAGTGTTCAGCTGTGTTGGTATCGATACATACTGATCGTACCTTTGGAAAGTAATCGAGCTTCAGTTTTTTAGCGAGCATTACGCTCTCGATTGCTAACTGCTTGCAGTCCTTTGGATAGAACTTACCCTTGCCGTCATTGCAACTTCGGCATTTGTAATCGGCGAGAAAGACTTTCTCATCTTTATCTAGCCCAATAAAATCAATGCTACCAGCTATCTTGAACCTACTATCTGAGATAATGTACTCGCAGTCAACGACTTGCACACCCTCTTCATTTACCCAATCTATAAAAGGTTTCGCCCAATCATCGTAAGCACTGGCTTCGCCCTCTCCGTCCATTAACCAATCCTCGATTCGTTTATGAACGGCAGTCCCGAACTCAGAGCTTGAGATCATCTCTCCGGTAAATGGATGCTCTCGAAATCCGTAGCACCATTCCTTGAGTACAGAATAATGTTGGGTAGGATGTTCTCTTGCTAGGTCAACTAACTTTCGGGGCATATAAATACTATCGAGGAAATCGTCTTTAACTATTCCGAGTACAGTTGTAACAGATGGGTACGCTCTTCCTTTCTTGAGGGCTTGGTGCGGCGTAGTGACATCTTCTAGAAACTGTGGAGTTTTTGAGCTTGAGTAGAAATGTGACATAAAAAAGTCCTCCCACGAATGAGAGGACTTGTCAAGCTCTGAGTGTCAGTCAGTTTACTTTTGTTACTTCAACTTATAGTTATTGATTGTATCTTTTGTTACGAACTCTCCATTGTCGTGTTCGAGTATTCGTTTGACTCGTTCCTCGTGAGTCATTTGCGTCCAATCACTTGGGTGTATTCCCCAATACATTATTTCTACTATGTTGTGATAAACGGCGAGCTGGGTAGCTGACGCTGACTTGCCCTCGTTGATGTGGTTGTCGATGATTGTGTCAATCATCCATTTGTTTGCTAGGTATTCCATAATTTTTTCTTTGTACATAATCTCATTATTAAGATTATGAAATCATAATAACAGACACCGAACTCGATGTCAATAAAAAAATAAAACCCCTATTTCTAGGGGCTTGAGAGAGATAGGTGAACAGATGTTCACTACTACGGAATCTTGTCAACTCGGCGAATGTTGTATCCTTCGGTTGCAAGTAAACCCAAAGATTTATATATCTCTACGGCTTCGGCACCTTCTCTCATTATCTTACGATTGCGCTCGATCTTTTCTATATTGTTCTCCCACTTGTCCACAAATTTGGACTGGTCTTCTTTTGAATAACTTGATGAGTCTTGTTCAATCATAGTTCCTCCATATCCATAATAGGTTCAACGGCTTCTCTGATGCAGTTCTCAGAGTAGTTTGTCATAGATATAGGTTCGTTATCTTGATATAGCTCTATTGCTTTACACCTTTCATAACCGTATTCATCTTCTTCAGAAAATAAATACTTAAAGGTAAGACAATTATCCGCTATGTATTTAAGAATATCTTCGGCGTTTCTAGGTGGCAAAGGTTTTGGTATACGTTTGCAGTAGTAGTCTCCTTCAACTAAATCCGAGACGAACTTAGTGTCGAGCGATCCTAGCTTGTTACGGACTAGGACGAAATCATCTTGACCTAAGGAATCAGCGATCCCAAGAGGGTAGATGTAGAATTGTATTGTATCTTGTTTCATATTTAAAAATTTACTTCTATGTTTACATTATGGTTGTTGATTCCGTACTTGAAATCATTATCTGCTACCATTTGGTAGGCTTCTTCACGAGTTCTAGCTTTGATGTAGTAGCTCTCGGTTACAACGAACTCAGTTAAACTGGGTTCGATTTCGGCGGTTGTGGTATTTTTATTCATTTGATTATTAATGGTTTAGGTAAGTGCCAATACTTTGTGCTTGACACGTATTTTATATTGAGTATAATTAGGTAAGAGCGATACCGGTAAGACATCGAATTTACCAAAGGTAGCGTAGCGAAAGTCGCAACGAAAAGCCACAACATCTCGATAAGATGCGTGCGTTGTATGTGATGTGGATCAACTGCGTTTCGAATGAGTTGCATATGTGGCTTGTGGTTTTTAAGGATAGGTGTGTCTACTAGATTAGACTTATCAAAAGCATTACTAAGAAGATTGCGAAACCAGAAGTCAATCCAATTAGCAATCCCTCTAAGAGAGCGAGATTTTCTTTTGTTTTCTTCATAGTAATATACTGCTATCTATTGAACTTTCGGCGGTTCTAATAATCTTCTGTTTAGTTTCGTAATCTAATCCATCTGAGCCGCTATAGAAATTCATATGTTCTGGGATCCATTGTTCCATTTCTTGATCGCAATCGAACTCACGATACCAACATAGAATATCGACATCTTCGACTTCTATTTCACTATAATACTGGGTAGCAACTCCATCTCCGTAAGGATGGGTTTCGGCGTTTTCTATTTCACTATAAGTAATCTCGCATTCAGCAAAGATACTGTAGTGATCATTTTGTAGTACTTCGACTGTAGTAATGTATGTTTCGCTCATATTATTTATTATTTAATTGTTTCAAGTTGAACATCATCATAGCCTTTAGATTTCCATTCTCTTAGGGCTGATTCTGCATCTAATAAGTTTGTGTAGTGATCATCAATACCACCTACCCAAACAATGTATTTTGTTTCGTTATTGGCTTTCATTTTATTCTTTCCAGTTAGGATTATTACTTACATAGATTCTACCCTCTGAGATAGTTTGATTCTCATAATGGCGTGCCATTGCGTCTATAACTTCTTCAGTAAGATTTTGGCGGTCTAGGTCTCGATACCATTCTTCGAGTCCTTGAACACGTCTTACTGCGTCAATATAATTAGGTCTAGTCTCGTAGCTCTTAGCGAACTCGGTTAGGTCCTTTCGGAACTTTTCTTTCTGTGATTGTTTCATATATTTATATTAATTTGTTTAAGCAGCTAGCCATATCAGCTAACTCTATCGTTAAAATAGCATTCTTTGCGGTTTCTATGCAAGGGAAATGTTTTTCGCCCCAGTCTAACTGAACATCGCCTAAGACTTTTGTAATTGTTACAATCGCTTTTGATGTTTCAAATGATCCGGTTTTTTCATTCCAATACGTACCATCTTTGCATTCTGATGCTGGTTCGTACGCAACGAAACGTATATAATCCGTATAAGCATTTATATAAATTTCGCTTATATATACATCGCTGAATTCAGCAATGAATAAATCTTTTAATATTTCTTTATCGGTTGTGATGTTCATATATTTATAGGTTTTATTAAATTAATTTCGTCTAAAAAATGAATCACCGCTATCCATAGGAAACTCAAAATTATTATTAGCTCTTTCATTTATTATCTCAATCGCTTTTGTGGTTTCCACGAATTTAACACGCGGCAATAAATCTACATCGGATTTAATTAATTCTAAACAATCTTGCATTGCTTCGCTTTCGCTTTCATAAAAAGCAATACCAGCTGATTTGTTATCAGTACCAAAAAATTCAAAATACATTTTGTTGTTTGGTAGGTTTAATTTATTTTCTATTACATTTTTCATTTTGTTTTCTTTCTTTTATTGGTTTGTTATTTGATTATTAAAATTGCTATTAATGCAATGATTGCTCCAATGCTGGATAATGAGACAAAAACGGCGTTTAAAAGCGTTTGCTCGCCGCCGCGTACTAATTGGTTGAGATTTGTTTTATTCATATATTTATTGGTTATTGATAAAAATTTAATTGAAGCTTTATCTATTGCAAGGAAATAAAGCTTCTATAAATCTTTATGCAATTTGCATTAATTTTTGTTGCTCGTATTTATAAAGCTTTTCTGTTAAAGCTTCTCTAAATAAAGCTTCTATAATAAAATAAGCTATCCAGCCAATCTCTTCATCGTGATTTGTTGGATCGCAAACATTATCGCAAGCATCATAATAATAGGAATCGTGATTGTTAAAGCTAAATTTAAAAGCGTAAACAATTTCCCATTGATCTTGCGTATAATTAATGCAATCGCTTGCGTAATTAGAACAAGCTTCATCAATAGAATCTTGTAAATATTCCCATATATTGGAATCTTCATTGTGCTTAGTAGCTTCATAAGCTTCTTTAATAGAAGCGATATTATTTAAAACAAATGAATCAACTTCTTCATTTGCTTGATCGATTATTTCATATACTGTTTTCATAATTTATTTTTTATTGGTTATTAGGTTAATAAAAATTAAATGCGGACATCGCCGCGAAGCGATATCCTTATTAATCTTTAGTTATCAAATCCGCCTAATTTATTCATTCTTTCATATAAACTTGCGATTAACTGAATGTAATCAATTGGATCTTCAAATCCATCGGTATCCTCTTCAGCTACTTTTATCCAATGTCTTCTATCTAAAGCGTCACTAGATGGCTCATCTAAAGCTGATGAAAGCAATTTAATAAATTTATCCTTTTCTAATAACTGAAATAATAAATGGACCACAATATGATAACAAGTAAATGGCAAATCTTTTTCCTCGTTATCAATTCCTAAATGATCCCATATTTCATTTTCATTTAGATTATTTTCATTAATGAAATGAGATGCTAACAAGCAATAATCTTGAAAAGTAAAATCAGTTAAAACTGAATCAGCAAGATTATGAATTGCAACTGATAATTTTTCGTGATCTGTCGCGGCGTCAATGCATTTTGTTTCAATTAGCTGATCAATAGATTCTTCTAATGAATCTATGAATTTTGTCATAATGTTTTCTGATATATCAGAATAGCATTTTTGTGTGAATTGTGATATTGTGTTTTTCATATATTTATAATTTATTGTTAAAAGATAATTAAATTTATATTGGCTATAAAAACAGATTGCAAGCTTTTTTTTAAATTATTTTTAACGGGTAAAATTAATGACTCGCGGCGACAAGTAACTCTAAAGAAATACTTTAAATAATGGACCATCAAATCCGGATAGCTGGGTATTAATATATCCTTTTTCGAAAAAAGAAAAAAACATCTCATATCTAGCAAAAAACGTTTGACAGTTTACTAGATGAGATTCAATCTCAATAAATATTAATGATAATGCGACTCAGTCTCAATAAAAATTTAAAAGGGGGGGTGGGGAGTCAAGACACACACACAGTCATATACATATATACATATATCAGCCCTTAAAAAAATTTATGCCTCAAAAGCCCAAACAATCCACACCAGAAGAAATCGAACTTAAATCGAGCATACAAGAAGCCATCAAGGAGATTGCCGCCGACAAGGAGTTGCAGAAGGTCAAGAGTCTATCCCGTCACAACCCTATGAAAGTCGCGGAGATATTGTATCTTTATAGTATCGGCAAAAGCCAGACTCAAATCGTCAAGAAGTACAATATACAACGCTCTACGGTGATACAAGTGCTAGTAGATTACGCGGACCACTTGGGTCAACTGAGGGACGTAGCTGGCAAAATCGCGGCAAAGAACTATATGCAGTTGAGTTCATTGGAGGAGGATCTAGTAGATAAAGTACGAGATAGGTTAGAGAATGACCCCGAGATGGAGGTATCTTTCCGGGATCTCAAGGAGCTATCTATAGCAAAGGCTAACGCATTCCGGGAAACTATGACCACTAGGGGAGAGGCTACTAGTATATCTGAGGAACGTAAGGTGATTACCCAAGAGGATTACGAGGATACCCTCAAGGCAGCTAGGGAGCGTTTAGAGGCAATGAAACGAGTTGACGAGGCGGAGATAATAGAAGAGTCAGATGATTGATGAAGATTACGATGACCTCTTTGACCGCATCCGAGGAAACCTCGGCGAGCACTTTAGTAACTATATGTTTATAGTTATGGACGATGACGGCGATTTATTCTATGATTATACTAACCATAGGGTAGGACGTATGCTACTTAGCGAAACCAAGGTAGATATGGACGGAGACTTAGATGCTCTAGATATTATATGGGAAGCTGAAGAAGAAGAAGAGGAGGAAGCTGATGGAACTGACATTTTCTAAGCATCCGTTCTTACAGCCTCCGACTGACGAAGAGATTATTCTCTTAGCAGAGAAGGACCCAAAATTACTAGAGGATTTGTACACAGCCCACGAGGGACGTATACAAGCATCTGAGGAGGATCCTATCCGTTACGGTTTTGATCTAGACGGCTGGGAAAGAATGAGACTCAGTCTCAATAACTACAATGAGTGCCTAGTACTAGGAGGGAATAGAAGTGGTAAGACCACTGGCTGCGCTAAAGTAATAATGCAAGCAGTAATGGACAACACTGATGGTCATATTGTATGCTTCAGTCAAAACGCCGATACCTCTGTTAAGGTACAGCAGTCCGCTATATGGTCTATGATGCCCCGTGAGTTTCGTAAGAAAACAAAAAGTATCGAAGGTTATATAAATTATTCTATGCAAAATGGTTTCACCGGTAGTAGTTTTATCTTTCCAGATACTAGAACACGAGTAGATTTCAAAACTTACACGCAGTACAGTAATAATCAAACCATCCTAGAAGGTTTCGAGTTCGGTTTTAAAAAACCAGAAACCTTAAACGTAGGGGCTTGGTTAGACGAGTACCTTGGGGACGCGGCTCTAGTAAATACATTACGGTTTAGATTAGCTACTAGAAATGCTAAGATGGTAATTGGATTCACTCCAATCGATGGTTACACTCCTTTCATCAACGATTACTTAAAGGGAGCCGAAACTAAGAAAACTAGAAAGGCTGAGTTACTAAAGAATAAAGAAGTACCTATAGAGCAGTACAGTCCAGAGAGAGATGCTGGAGTTGTGTATTTGCATTCAGACGAGAACCCATTTGGCGGGTACGAACGTATAGCGAAAGACCTCAAGGGCAGACCCGAAGAAGAGATTATGGTACGTGCTTATGGAGTACCGGTAAAATCAATGACAAGTCTGCTACCATTATTTAACACAGAAGTAAATGTATTATCCGAAGTACCCAATAAAAACAAAAGAAGATTTCCAGACATCACTGATAAGTCCAACTATAGTTGTTATCAAGTGGTCGACCCCGCCGGAGCAAGAAACTATGTTGCAATCTGGGCGGGAGTTGATAGAGATAATAACGTCTATATTCGTAAAGAGTTCCCCGACCGTGATACATACGGAGAGTGGGCAATTTTTGGCGATCCAAAGTGGCGTTTTGGTCCAGCCGCGAAAAAGATGGGGTACAATGTAGAGGGCTACGTAGAACTATTTAAAGAAATAGAAGAAGAGTTAGGAATTGAAGTAATCGAAAGAATCGGGGACTCTAGATATTTCGCACGTGAAAATGAGAACAATGATGATTTGTTCACTGCCTTCTATGATTACGGTATGAACTTCATTCCTAGTGACGGTAGAACAGAAGAGATGGGGATTACTGCATTGGACGAGTGGTTCAATTACAATCCTAACGTAGAGATAGATGAAGCCAATCAACCCAGATGTTATATACACAAAGAGTGCGGGAACTTGATTGATTCCTTAATTAATTACAACTCTAACGGAAAGATGGACGAACCCCTAAAGGACTTCTTTGACGTAATCAGATATTTACGAATGGCAAATGGCGGCGAAGGTCCCGACCATATAGATGCCAACGATTATAAAACTATAACAAATACAAAAGGAGGGTACTAATATGCCTAAGAAAAAACTAAAGGAAATAGCAGAAGAATACGGGATACCTTTCGAGGAAGCCCTTGATCTAGTCTTCAAAGAACTAGAGGAAGAGATGGTTACCGGAAGGGGTAAAAGTACTTGGATTAATGCAGACGGTCAAAGGATTCTAGATGAGTTCATATCAATGCCGGTTCTTTACAGAGGACCAGTTCTACAACAAGCTCCTAATCCTATGTACGTTATGGTGTACGTAAAGGAACTGAGTAAAAAAGTCCCAGTTAAAATACCTAGACGTATGCAAGGTAAAATTACAAAAGGTAAATTAATCTACTTAGAAGCTGACAACAGTACCGATAATCCAAAATACAACTGGGTAAAAACACCTCAAAGAGTATAACTTAGGTTGATAGCTGTGATATTATATTAAATAAACTATGCAAAGTGACTCAATTTCAGAAAGCCTTACTTACGTAGGGAAAGAGCCAGACATTAATACATTACGTTACGCGTACGAGCAGACTACGGTAGAGCTAGAATCATACTTTGATTTGTGCCGTACAAGTTATGACGATAGGCGCAACTGGTGGGCTGGTAAATCCCGCGATCATCGCAAGCACGGAGCTGATGCTTTCCCTTGGGAAGGAGCTGCTGATATGGAGGCGCATACGATTGACGAAAGAATTACTAGATTAGTATCTTTGTTTATGTCATCTTTGAATCGTTCAAACGTAAGAGCATTTCCGGTAGAAAGTACAGATATACCCCGAAGTAAAATAGTATCTAGTTTCTTGAAGTGGATGGTATCAAGTGGTTATATTCCACGTTTTAAAAGAGAGATGGAACTCGGAGCTAATTATTTATTAGAGCGCGGTATATTGATGACTTACGTAGGTTGGCACAGAGAGGACCGCAGATTTTTACAGCGCTTAGACCTTAATCAAATCGCTGAGATAGCACCAGAGGTAGTAGAACTTATATCCGGTGGAGAAAATGATGATGAGTTAGTAGCTTTACTAGAAACAACTTTTCCGGGAGTAACTAAAAAAAGAGCTAAGAAAGCTCTCAAGGACTTACGTAAAAATGGAGAAGCAGAACTTCCGATAGTTCGCAGACAGATAGATGCTCCAGAAGTAAAAACACTTGCGCCGGATGGAGACTTTTTCTTTCCTCCTTATGTTACGGATCCTCAAAGAGCACCGTACTGTTTTTGGAGAACGTACTACACAGCTCAAGAGCTAGAGAATAAAGTACTGACTGACGGATGGGATGAAGACTTTGTTGATTACATTATTCAGCACTACAGAGGAGTCAGCATAGATAGTATAGAGCGCGAACAAGAAGGACGTAGAAGTACATCCTTAACTGACAACGCATACGAAGCAAATGAATTAATTGAAATAGTATACGGTTATCAGCGCTTGATAGATCCAGAAGATGGTTCCGAAGGTATTTATTGTACTGTCTTCCACAAGCAATTCACTGGAAACGAAGAAGCTCCGGGATATGCTAAGTTCGAGTTATTGAACGGATACGAAGATTATCCAGTAGTAGTTACTAAACTTTCTGAAGATAGTAAGAGGCTCTATGATACTCAAACTATTCCAGACATCCTTCGCGGTATTCAGAATCAAGTCAAGGTAGAAAGGGACTCACGTATTGATAGAAACAGTCTAGCTACTCTACCTCCGATTTTGCACCCCGTTGGTCAAGCACCAACAGATTGGGGTCCCGGAAGGATGATACCTTACCGCCGAAAAGGAGATCTTGATTTTGCTCCGACTCCTCCATCTCCAGTTGGTTCCATTGAAATAGAAAGAACAATGGAAGCACAAGCGGATAGATTATGTGGACTTGATGAAACATCTCAAATATCTCAAGTACGTAAACAATTTTTAGTGGATAAGTTTTTACAACACTCAGCAGAGGTTTTACAGATGTGTTATAAATGCTTCCAGCGGTTTGGACCGGACTCAGTTTTCTTTAGAGTTACCGGATCGCCAGACCCCGTAGCTTTCAACAAGGGCAACCCAGATGAGAACTACGATATAATGATTTCATATGATGTCCTCAATTCGGATCCAGAAACTCAAGAAAAGAAACTTAATCAAATGGTTGCGCTCACGCAACTGGACCGCAGTGGTCGCATTAACATTGATAGCTTGCTTGATGCAGCTGCTAACAGTATTGATCCGGTACTCGCGGATCGTGTGCTACAACCTACAGAAGCAGCTCAAGAACAAGTTGTAAATCAAGTAACTGATGACCTCGCTAAAATCTTTGCCGGTATTGAAATGCCAGCGCGTCCTAACGGTGCTCAAATTGCTCTTACTGTTATTCAGCAGTACGCTTCTCAGCCGGACGTTGCACAACGACTACAGTCAGATGAAGCCTTTGCAGCGAGACTTGAAAAGTACGCTGGGCAGTACACATTCCAAATGCAACAAGCACAGAACGCTCAAATCGGAAGAGTTGGAACAGAACCAGCTCAGATGGGAGATATTCAAACACAAGGAATGTAAAGGAGCCAATATGACAGAACTCGAAAGAATAATGCTTGGAGTAGTTACTGAGCCCACTGGTAATGTACCTTTACCTATGTCTACTCAAGGTCAAATGCTAGGTTCGCAAAAATCAAACAAAGGATCTATGTTTGATGCGTACTTAAGCTCAACTAGAAAATACTTCGGGAATGATCCAGCTGTATTAGCTGGTCTAAGTGGTAACGCAGCTGTTGAAAGTGCTTACAGTTTTGATCCCGCTCAGAAGCAAATCGGCGGAGGTAAAGGTTATGGAGTTTATCAATTTGATTTTCACAGACCTTATTATAACACATTCCTTAAAGAAAACAATCTTAAAGATAATGTTGATTCTCAAAACAAATACGTTTACGAAAATATTTATGGAGATCTTCAGAATATTGTCGGCGAAGGGAATGCTAAAGCTCTTCGTGAAGCATTTGAAAGTGGAGACCCTCAATTAATAAACGAAACATTTAGAACTAAATTTTTAAAACCTAAGAAAGAAAAAGCACATACTGATAGAAGAGCTGAAAGAACAAATTTTTATTTTAATCAATTCAATAAATGAGCCTAGAAACGGATTTAACTACCTTAAGTAACCACGAGCACTTTGCTCGATTCCTACAAGTAATCTCGGATTTAAGAGAAGAAACAATAGAGGAGTTACACAACGCAAGTAACGAACAGATACAACAAATCTCTGGTCGTATTTTAACATATGATCAGATACTACAGATGTGCGACTGGAGAAATTTACAAACTAAATTTTCAGAAAGAATTTAACTTGATATATAAGTTATAATATAACCATCGTGATCGCTCACGTAAAAAAGCGCAAACATTATGTCAAACGAAATCACCGAGGGAGTCGCTGAACCCTCAACAGAAACAACAGCGTTACAGTCAAATATGTCAGCAGCGGATTTTGTAAACCGCCGCTTGGGACAACTAAATGAGGCAACTCAAGAGGAGACTCCCATTGTTGAAGCAACAGATGAAGTAACTGAAGAAGCCGCAGTCGAGAGTACTGAAGCAGAAGTCAATGAAGAAATCGTTGCTGAACAAACTGAAGAAACCGAGGATTTATCCGAGGAATCAACAGATGTTCTTTCACAGTTAGATCTAGATGAGATGTCCGAAGAAGACCTTCGTGAACTATCCGAAAAGCTAGGAAGTAGAGCAGTCGCTCGATTTGGGGAGCTTACAGCAAAGCGTAAAGCAGCGGAAGCTAAACTCAAAGAGATGGAAGCTCAACTCCAAAACAAGAATCCATTAGAAACTCAAGAAGTAGCCAATAATCCATACGCGTCAGTAAACAGCATAGAAGGATTACAAGAAAAGGCGAAGGAAGTAACAGATGTCATAGAATGGGCAGAGGAAACATTGTTTAACGCAGATGGATACGGACCCGAAGATGTCGTAACTGAAGTTGAAGGAAAGGAACTAACCAAGTCAGACGTGCGTAAGAGTTTACTCAACGCTCGTAAAGCTCGGGATAAATTCTTACCGGCTCAACTAAAGTCAGTACAAAGGGTAGCGCAATCAGAGCAGCTCAAAGAAGCCTTTGATGCCCAAGCTAGTACTGAACTAAACTGGTTACAAGGAGAAGATAATGACGTACGAAAAAGCTACGAAGCTATGATCGGAGACCCAAGATTCGATTCACTACGTAAGAAAGCAGATCCGGAGGTTGCAGCGCAACTTAACTATCTGATGGCTCACGCAGCGAACAGTATCTACGGTAGAAAACTAATCAAAGAAGCTCCGAAAAGCGCAACGTTGACTCCACCAAAGACAGCCGGTACAGCCGCATCTCAATCAGAAAAAACTGTAGGAAAGTCAGTTAAGGCACTTAAAAATCTTAACCAACAATTTAGACAATCTGGCAACAAGAGTGATTTCATTACTCTCAGAACTCTACAATTAAAAAACCGATAATCCTAATTATAATATAAAATGTCATTCTCAAATACATTCGATACTACAAATCCGGGATCTGGTGTTTCCAACAGAGAAGACTTGACTGATGTTTTGTCAATTCTTGCTCCCGAAGAAACTCCTATCCTTTCTTCTGCTTCAAAGCAGAAAGCTAGTTCAACATTTGTTGAGTGGACTGTCGACAGCCTAAGTGCACCATCAACTGCTGGTGTTGCTGAAGGAGCTGACGTAACAGCCTTCACTGACAAATTCTCTGGTCGTGCTCGCCTCGGCAACTACGTTCAAAAATTCCGCCGTGACTATATGGTATCAGACCTCCAAGAGGCTGTTGATTCCGTAGGTCCAGCTAAGATCGCTCAAGCAGAAGCTAAAGCAATCCGTGAAATCAAACGCGACATTGAAGCTACCCTTGCTGGTACTCAAGACCGCTCTGTTGAAAACGGTGCTGGTACAGCTTATGGTTTACGTGGTTTAGGTGATTGGATTGATTCAGCTGGTCCAGCTGACGTTCCAGCTGCTTTCCGTACTCCAGCCGCTTCAATTAACGCAGCCGGTAATGCATTCAACGAAACTAAACTTAACTCAATGATCGCTTCTATCTACCGCGAAACTGGTACAGTTAATGATCTTATGTTAGTTGCTGATACAGCACTTCGTACAGACATCTCTG